CAGGCAATAAGACTTGGGAGAGCAATACTATTTGCTGAACAAAATGAATCAGAGACAATTACTTTTTCAACCTCGATAGATTCTGGTGTAGTGGTCAGACCTGGAGCCATTATTGAGATAAACGATCCAGTGAGGGCAGGAGCTAGAAGAGGTGGTCGTGTTGTGGCAGCAACAACTACTACTATTACTATTGATGCAGAGGCACAAACAACTTTACCGTCTTTAACGGATAGCCCAACAATAAGCGTAATTCTTTCAGATGGATCGGTAGAATCTAAATCTATATCTAATATCTCAGGTGCAGTTTTAACTGTAAGTTCTGCATTTACGTCAGCACCAAATGTTAATTCTCCATATTTAATATCTAGTACAACATTACAAACTCAGCTATTTAGGGTAATTCAAGTAGAAGAACAGGATGATATTAACTATATAATTACAGCTTTGTCTTATGTTGACGGTAAATATGATTTTATTGATGATCCAACTGTTTCTTTACCAACAAGAACTATATCGTTACTAAATCAACGTGCACCATCCCCAAGTTTTTTAAATGTTGCTGAAAAAACTGTTGTAATTAATAATATTGCTAGAAGTAAACTTATTATTAGCTGGCAAGCTGTAACTGGTGTTACACAATACCTTGTTAATTACAAATATGAAGATACTAACTTTGTTTCACAAGTAGTATTTAGTACTGATTTTGAACTTTTAGATAGTAAAAAAGGTACTTACACAATTCAAGTGCTTTCATATAATCAAGCTTTATTTTTATCTAAAAATCCAACGGAAACTACTTTTAATGCCATTGGTAAAACTGCTTTACCAGAAAACGTATCTGGATTAACTATTGAACCTGTTAATGAACAACTAGCAAGAATAAGATTTGACCAAGCAACTGCTATTGATGTATTACATGGTGGTCGTGTTTATATAAGACATTCAAATTTAACTGGAGGTTCTGCTACATTTCAGGCAGCCCAAGATATTATTCAAGCTGTACCTGGTAATGCAACTGAAGCTTTAGTTCCAGCATTAGCTGGTACATATCTTGTTAAGTTTCAAGATGATGGAGGTAGGTTTAGTGATACAGAAGCAAGTATAACTGTATCTCTTGTTGATGTTATTGATTCTATTACCATAAAAACAGATAGAGAAGATACTGACAGTCCACCTTTTAATAATACGACTTCCAGTTTATTTACTAATACTCAATACGACTCAACTAAAGGTGGTTTGATTCTTAGCAATCCAGCATCAAATTTAACTGGTACTTATGACTTTGTTGATACTTTAGATTTAGGTGGTACATTTTCTCTTACTTTGAAAAGACATTTTCAAGGTGTTGGATATTATACAGGAGATTTATTTGACAATAGAACGGATCTTATAGATACCTGGACAGACTTTGATGGAACTGTTGCTAATGAAGCAAATGCAAGAATTTCTGTACGCACCACGACTGATGATCCTAGTAGTTCGCCTACATATACAGATTTCAACGATTTTGCTAATGGAGTGTTCAAAGGTAGAGGATTTCAGTTCAGAGTTACTTTACAAACAGTTGACTCGGCACAAAATATGAATCTTCAACAAGCAGGGTACACAGCATCAATGCCATCAAGAGTTGAACAATCTGCTGTTATAGCTTCTGGAGCAGGAGCAAAAGCAGTCACATTTGCAGCACCATTTTTTGTTGGAACGTCTGCATTAGGAAACTTAAATAGTTTTTTACCTTCTGTTAATATCTCTCCACAAAATATGGCAACAGGAGATTACTTTGTCTTAAGTGGTATATCTGGAACTGGTTTTACGGTTCACTTTAAAGACTCAAGTAATGGTAGTATTGATAGAGATTTTACATACAGTGCTGCTGGTTTTGGTAAAGGAGGTTAACATGAAAACAACGAGTATTTAATTGTGGCTGACGTATCTAATTACACTATTGAAAACGCTTCGGGAGCAAACGTAAGAATTGACCTGAACAATGTTTTTGGGGCGATCCAGTCAAGTAATTCAAAATCATCGGATTTATTATCAAGTCAATGTGTTGCTGGTATGCTTTTTGTTAATACCACTTCAAATACTTTAAAAATTAGAAATAGTGCAAATAGTGCTTTTACTGATATAGGAAGTATCAATACAGCTAATTTAGGTCTTTTACCTGTTGCTGGTGGTACTATGACAGGTCAACTTTTAACTGATGATGGAGGCACTGCTGCTGCACCAGCTATATCTTTTGACGGTGACTCTGATACTGGATTATTTAGAAGTGCTGCTAATGAAGTCGCTATTTCTACGGCTGGCACAGAAAGATGGACTGTTTTATCTGATGGTAGTTTAACCACTCATGCTAGAGATGTTGCTGACTTTTTAACAACTCGTGGTGCTGCATTTTATACAAATGGTGATAATTTTAATGGGTTAGCTCTTGTAAAAAATCAATATAGCTGGGGTACTCCTTTATTTATTCAATTATTAGATGCTGCGAACTCAAGCACCTTACCTGCTGGCGGTTATAGAAATATTTTAGAAATACAATGGAATACTGGTACATCTGGAACAGGAACAGCGGTTGGTGGTATTTCAACAAATGGTACTACAACAAATTATGCAACAAGCTCAGATTACAGATTAAAAGAAAATGCTGTTAATGTTTCAGATGGTATTACAAGATTGAAAACTTTAAAACCGTATAGATTTAATTGGAAATCTGACAGTTCAAAAACAGTTGACGGTTTTTTTGCACATGAAGTAACGGCAGTACCAGAAGCTATAGTAGGTACAAAAGACCAAGTTGAACCAGCAGATGATGATATGCGTGGTGTTAAAAAAGGTGATCCTGTTTATCAATCTATAGATGAATCGAAATTAGTTCCTTTACTTGTAGCAGCATTGCAAGAGGCAGTTGCTAAGATAGAAACATTAGAAACTAAAGTTGCTGCACTTGAGGGAAGCTAATGGCTGTCTACAAAACTGCTAGAAAAAATTTTACAGTTCAAAGAAGGGCAGATTTTCCTCTTCAATTAAGATTCAAAGATTCTGCTGGTACAGTAACTGATCTTACAGGATACACTGTTGCTGCACAAGTTTGGAATAATGAGCGTTCTAATAAATTTGCAGATTTTAGTGTTACTTATACAGATAGACCTAATGGATTGGTTGATTTAAAATTAAGTGATACTGATACTGAAAATTTTTCTTTAGCTATTCTTGATTATGACATAAAATTAACAGATCCTAACGGTGATAAATTTTATCCTTTAGAGGGTAAACTGTTTATAAGTGAAGGTTACACATCATGAGTTCGTCTAATCCTATTGCCATTGTTGAAATTATTAGCCAAGGGCCACAAGGGCCAGCAGGCGCGGACGGAGCCCAGGGGCTACAAGGAGAAGGTTCTGCAACAGTCACTATAGGTACAGTAACCACAGGAAATGCTGGTACAAATGCTTCAGTCACTAATGTTGGTAGTGCAACAGCAGCTACATTAAATTTTACAATTCCAAGAGGAGATGCTGGTGATCAGGGGATACAAGGAATACAAGGAATACAAGGCATTCAAGGTGTAGCTGGAAATGATGGAGCAGATGGAGCGATCAGTGATGGAGATAAGGGAGATATTGTTGTTAGTAATTCTGGTGCAACTTTTACTATTGATAATGATGTTGTTACTGCTGCTAAGTTAGCTGACACTTCTGTTAGTGCTGGTAGTTACACAAATACAAATATTACAGTTGATGCACAGGGAAGGATAACATCTGCTGCATCTGGTTCTGCTGGTGGTGTTACTTCAGTTACAGGCACAACCCCTATAGTTTCTTCTGGTGGCTCGACTCCAGCTATCAGTATTTCAGCAGCCACAACATCTGCTGCTGGTTCTATGAGTTCAGCAGATAAAACAAAATTAGATGGTATTGAAAGTAATGCAACTGCAGATCAAACAAACGCAGAGATAAAGACAGCATATGAAGCAAATGCAGATACTAATGTTTTTACTGACGCAGAAAAGACAAAATTAACAGTTATAGAAACCAGTGCTACAGCAGATCAGACAGGAGCAGAAATTAAAACAGCATATGAAGCAGAATCTAATACCAATGCTTTTACTGATGCTGAAAAATCAAAACTTACTGCAATAGAAGCTAGTGCAGATGTCACAGACGCAACCAATGTAGACGCTGCTGGTGCGGTAATGAATACTGACGCTTCAACTGCTGCAATGAGTTTTGTTGTTGATGAAGATAACATGGCATCTAACAGTGCTACCAAAGTTCCAAGCCAACAATCAGTAAAAGCTTATGTTGATGCTAATAGTAGTGATACAACTTACACTGCTGGAACAGGTTTAACATTATCTGGAACTACTTTTAATGTAGATCAAATAGCACTTACTACTGTTCAGACAGCAGCAAATGAATCTGCACAATTAGGTCTTACGACCCAAGAAGGAGATATTGTTGTCAGATCAGACCAGAATAAGTCTTATGTGAGAAATAGTGGAACTGCTGGAACAATGGCAGATTTCACAGAACTATTAACTCCTACAGATCAAGTTTTATCTATTAATGGTAATACAGGAGCAATATCGGCTGCACAGATAGCAGCAGCAGTAGAAGCAGCCACAGACTCTAATACTTTTACAGACGCAGATCATACGAAACTAAATGCGATAGAGACTGGAGCGACTGCGGATCAAACTGCTACCGAGATAAAAACATCGTACGAAAGTAATAGTAATACAAATGCTTTTACAGATGCGGAGCAAACAAAACTATCAGGTGTTGAAGCATCAGCTACAGCCGATCAAACCGCAGCAGAAATTAGGACTTTAGTAGAAAGTGCTAGTGATAGTAATGTATTTACTGATGCTGACCATACAAAACTTAATGCTATCGAAGCTTCTGCAACCGCAGACCAAACTGGTGCTGAAATAAAAAGTTTATACGAGGGAGAAAGTGACACAAATGCATTTACTGACGCTGAAAAAACAAAGTTATCAGGAATAGAAACTTCAGCCACAGCAGATCAAACAAAGTCAGATATTGATGCTCTTGGTATTGCAGCTACAACCGCAGCTACACTTGCAACTGCTCGTAATATAGCTGGTGTGAGCTTTGATGGTTCGGCAAATATTTCTCTAAACAATAATGCTATTACTAACGGTGCTGGATATATTGATGGTTCAGCTTTAAATGCAGCTAATTTAAGTTCTGGAACGATACCAGATGCTAGATTCCCTGCTACATTACCAGCAGCTTCGGCAGCAAACTTAACATCAATACCAGCAGCTAATCTTACTGGTACACTACCAGCGATAAGTGGTGCAAACTTAACAAACTTACCAGGTGGTTTAGTTGGTAGTTCAAACGAAAAATTATTTGTTGAAGCAGAAAATCAAATGGACAACAGCTTTACTACAACAGCAAACTTTAACTATGTAGCAGCAAGTCCTATGACTATTGCTTCTAGTGCTACCCTTACAGTGAGTGCTAATTCTACTATGACGTTTGTTTAAAAGTGGATATATTTATAAATATGATTTACAATAGAAAAAACAGTTTTTAAATATGTCAAAAGTTATTGTTGACGAAATTCAAACTGATACCACGAATGGGAATGTAAGAGTTATTCCTAACGGTACTGGTGCTTTAGAAGTAAAAGGTGCTGGTGGTGATGATGCGATATTGCAATTAAACTGTTCTGCACAAAGTCATGGTGTAAAGCTTAAATCCCCTGCTCATAGTGCTGGTCAAAGCTATACAATGATCTTGCCAGACAATCAAGTAGCAGCAGATAAGTATTTAAAAGTTAAGAGCATTACAGGTAGTGGAGCCACAGCAGTAGGACAGTTGGAGTATGCAGATGTAGCTGGTGGTGGTGCTTATGATTTTGTAAGCAAAACTACAGTGTCTTCAAGTGTTTCTCAGGTAGATTTTAATCCTGCTGGTGGTTTAAGTGCTGGACAATATAAACTTGTAGGTAAAAAAGTTTTAAAAAGTCATTATGACGGTGAAATAGAAATTGCACCTTTTGTTAATGGAGGTACAAGTATTGTTTATAGTGGTTGGAGATATATCCTTCATAAGTATGGTTCTGCTCAAGGCTATGCTACAGCTATGACACAATTCGTAAATTACAATAAAATTACACTTGATCCTAATTATCAAGAAGGTATTGACAGTTCAAATATTGGTCATGAAACTTTTGAAATGGAATTTAGCACAGATTATAATAGTTGGTTCAAAGCAACTTCTGTTGGTACTGGAAATCAACAGGAATACGTAGATGTATATGGACATTTATCTAAAGATAATTTTCCTTATGCAAGTAATAAACTTACTGGATTAAGATTTACTTTAGCTAATAGTCGAACTATTGATACAGGTAGTGTTTTTATTCTTTTTAAACTAAAAGAAAGCTAATGAAAAAAATTGTTAATGGTGTTGTATCTAAAATGACTGATGCGGAAATCGCAGAATACAACGCAAATCAACCAACAGAATCAGAGATTCTTGCTAAAAAATGGCAAGATGTACGAACACATAGAAATTATTTATTAGCAGATTGTGATTGGAGAGCTTTTAGTGACCTTACTTTAGCTGACGAATGGAAAACCTATCGTCAAGCATTAAGGGATGTACCTACACAATCAGACCCTGATAACATCACTTGGCCCACAAAACCTAATTAAATTATTATGTCAACAATAAAAGTAGAAGAAATACAACATCCGTCCAACTCTAATAACGCAGTATCTATTGCATCAGATTCTAGTGTTAGCTTAAAACATAGTGGATCTGCAAAGCTGGCAACTTCATCTACAGGTGTAAATATAACTGGAACTTGCACAGCTACAACTCTTTCTGGATCATTAGCATCATCTAATTTAACAGGTGCTTTACCTGCTATTGACGGTTCAGCTTTAACTGGCGTTGGTGGTGGTTCCTTAGAGTTTATAAAAAAAATAAGCCCTTCTGCAAATACAACTTCAATAGTAGAAACAGGTCTTGCTTATGACAGTGTATATAGACTTGTTGTAAGACATTTAAAACTTGATTCAATGACTCGAGAGATACAATTTACTCCACACATGGACAACAGTTCAAGTAAGTTTGTTTATAACTATTCTAACGGTGTGGTCAGTTATAGTTTTGTATGTGATTATGGTGTTGGTTATGTTACTCGAGATAGTTACTGGGTATTTGAAACTGGTGGTTATGAATCTCAGTATTATGGAGGTCATATAGATTTTGGTACAACTGAACGACCTTGGATTGAAGGAACTCTACGGGGTAATACTCACAGATCTTTCTCTATTATGAATGGCAGAAAAGCGCAACAAAATAATACTAACAATGACTCAAACCAAACAGGAACTTATGCAAAAATGAATGGATTTACTTTAGAGACTTATAATGGGTCGTATGATTTTAATCCTGATACTGAATTATTATTGTACAAATTTAAGGAGTCCTAATGAACAAATTAGTAAATGGTCAACTTATATCTCTAACTGCTGAAGAAATAGCAGAAGTAGAAGCTAAAAGGGCTGCTGCACCTTCAGAAACAGATATTAAATGGATTCAAGTAAGGAATGAAAGAAATCGTTTATTGTCAGAAACAGATTGGGTGGCTGCAAGAGCATCTGAAACAGGAGTTGCTGTAAGTAATGAGTGGAAGACTTATCGTCAAGCCTTAAGAGATGTACCAACTCAATCCGACCCAGGTAATATTACATGGCCAACAAAACCAAGTTAAGAGGACAAATTATGAAATTAATAGTAAAATCAAACTAAAGCAGTAAATTATTATGTCAAGAATAAAAGTAGATGATATACGGTCTAGGCAAAATAGCACCCATGATGCAATATCGCTTGCTGCTGATTCTAGTGTTGCCTTAAAACATAGCGGATCTGCAAAGCTTGCAACTACAGCTACAGGTATTACTGCAACAGGTGGTACGTTTACAGGCTCTGTTGTTTTTGAAGATGCAATAAATGAAAATGTATTTGCTATAACTGACGCTTCTTCTGTTGCCTTAGATCCTGATAATGGAATGGTACAAACTTGGACATTAGGAGCAAATAGAACTGCAACCGATAGTTTAACTACAGGTCAATCAATGCTACTCATAGTAACAGCAACTGGTTCTAGTTACACTTTGACATGGCCTACTATGACATGGAGAGGTGGCTCTGCTCCAGACTTAGGTGGTGCAACTCCCACCGCAATAGAATTATTTAAAGTTGGAAGCACACTTTATGGAGCTACAATAGGAGATTTAGGGTGAGATCACACCGTCTTAGAGTTGCTAATGCACAAGGCCCGAATATTGTTACAGATGGATTGGCATTTCATGTAGATGCTGGCAATGCTTCTTCATATTCCGGCTCTGGCTATCAAGTAAATTCTTTAGTCGGCAGTATAAATAATAATAATGGCACAGGTTATGACGGAACTATAAGTCATACTGCTGTATCTGGATCTAACCCTGCATTTTTTACATACCCAAGTAATGTAACTTTTGGACAGGCATATGCTAGTAGTGAATTTGATATTATTACTTATCCAAATTTTAGTGTAGATATGTGGGTTAGACTTGGTGCTAGTGGCAACGCATCATGGGGAAGAGTATTAGGTTTAAAAAGACACGCTTATAGTGTTGGTTCTGTAGGTGACACAAACGCTAGTAATACTCGTTTAAGTTCTGTTTTCATCAATGCCAGTAGTAGCGACAACCCCTCACTTTCTTGGTTTCATTATAGTGCTGGAAATGGTAATAGTGGAAGTGGCTATAATAATGCTCAAATAACAACTCCAAACTTAGGAACTGGTGGTTGGTTACAAAACAAGTGGTTTCATCTTGCTATAGTTAATGATTCGTACCCTGCATGGAGTTATGGAGGATATAGAAGATATTATATTGATGGCGTGAGAGTGAACAGTACACAATATGGTGGCCCTCACTATAAAGATACTCGAAACCCTGCCTCTCCAAATAATAACGGTACTTTTTACCTTTATTTAGGAGGTAGTGAAGGCACAGGTGGTTATCAATCACGTTTTGTTGGTGATTACTCTATATATAGATTCTATAAAAATAAAGTATTATCAGACGCAGAGGTAGCTAAGAATTGGAACCAACAAAAAGCCTTATTTGGGCGTTAATTACTAAATTATTATTATGAACTACGCAATTATTGATGGCACTACTGTAAAAAGCACTGGTACGATCCAACAATTATTTCCTAATACTAGCTTTACTGTTGCTGGCCCAAATGCAGATTTTTTAACAGCAAATAATACCGTTGAACTTGTAGAAACTCTTACCTTTACAACCCCAACACAAAAGCTATCTACAGTAGATGCTTATGTTGATAGTGGTAAAGCTTATACAGTTAAGGTAGAATCTACAACTTCAGATGAGCAGACTACTCTAACAAATAATAAATGGGGAGAGGTAAGAATTGAAAGAGAACGTAAGTTAAAAGATACAGATTGGAGAGCTAGTAGTGACCTTTCCATGTCTGATGCTTGGAAAACTTATAGACAGGCTTTGCGTGATATTACAACACAAGCAGATCCATATAATATTACTTGGCCTACAGAACCTAGCTAAGAATAAAAGCTGCTGTTACACTATAAGAAACACAGTAACTACTAATGGCTCGTAAAACAGACGCAGAACTACAGCAACGCATACAAGAATTAAAAAATAATCAAGAACAAGCTGTTCAGGTTGCTAATAATTGTCGTGACGAGATTATGCGTATTGAAGCTATATTAGTAGATAGAGCAGAGGCCGAAACTGAAAAAAAGTCTATTGCGAAATAATAGAAAAGGAGTGTAAATTCTGTGGCAAAGTGTTTGCTACCACAGAACAAAGAAGGAAATATTGTTCTAATGCTTGTAAAACTAGGTATTATCGTAGAAAAAAATCTAGTTAGTTTCAGTTGATACTTGTCTTGTTACGATTCCGAGCGTAACATAAAGGGGAGCCAAAGCCAAAATTCCTGTGAAGGTTATGATAGTAACAGGTACTAAAGCTCTTAAAAACGTTTCTTTAATCATGTTTCAAAAAATTGCTAACGTCTTATCCATTTTATCATTCGTTCTTATAAGCACAACTTTAGGAGCTTCGTACTTTGGTTATAAGTATGTAACTTCAGAACAGTTTAAATCCAAACTAATGAAAGAAGTCATGGGTAATGTTTCTGGGCTATTGCCCAACGTATTAGATAAAGGTTTACCAGAGATGACAGGGCCATCTGTAGTAGTACCAAAAGGAAAAGATTGGACTAAATTTTAAAGTTATATGAATACTAATATTATTTTTAAAGGAGTAGCTGTAGGACTTGGTACTGCTTTTGTATCTGCTCAATTTTATACAATTAGTTTATTAAGCAAGAAATCTAATTTACCTATGTTTGATTTACCTGTTAGTAAATATTCTACTTATGAGATTGAAGCTGATATGCAAGGTTATAGAATCAGACATCGTATGCACGATCCAAGGATTATTGCATCAATGGAAACAAGCAAAAAACCAGCAGGGTTTTTAGGAGCAAGTAAGGCTTTATCTACAAAAGAAACTCAAAAAGTAGCTGGAGAAAAAGATATAACCGTTGTGAATAATGGTGAGTTAACAGCAAAACAAATAGTCTGTATAAAAGAAAAAGCTAAAGGTGAATCTACTGGACAACTTATTGGAACGTCAGTAGCTACAGGAACAGGACTTGCAACCTCATTATCTAATGTTCCTATTGTCGGCTGGTTCTTGTCTGGTTTTGCTACAAACCAAGCTAGAAGAGAAGGTGGTAAGTTAGGTGCAGATATGGCTTCTGACTTTAACGACTGTTAATGCCTGAGATTAAAATTCAAGAAATAAATATTCCTAAAGTACAAGTTTATGAACCATTTATTCCAAGAATAAAAAAAGTACCAAAATTAATTGTTGATTATCCAGGTTGTATAAAAGTTCATAGAAATAATTTATTTACTGAAATAGATATTGATGAGAACGGTACTGTCATTGAGTGCGGAACACAGATGCCAAGCTATGAGCCATTAAATTACACACCTATGTATTTCAGCGGAACTCAGTCAACTCTTACTAATAAGGCAGAACAAAAGACAGTCCAAAGACCTGTTCAACAAGAAATACCAAAGAAGAAAAAAGAAGATGAACTTTATATACCTTGCCCACCTTTAAACCCTCAATTTATGAAAGGTGATTACAGAAATGACAAAAGGATTCAAAGATTTGATTTTTACGAAAGAATAGAGATAAATGGAGTTCTTGAGTGTGTCGAAAATTGGGAAGAAGTACCATTCAGAGAAACTTTTATTGGGACACCTCAAAGTCTTATATCTACTTCTTTGTTAGGTGTGGTTGCTGGTGGCTCTGCGATTTTGGCTCCTTTAATAAAAAAGCTTATCTCTACAATATTTAAAAAATTAAAGAAAAAGATTTCAAAAGAGAAAAAAAAGGTAGAATAATATTAAGCATCTGTCTTATGGGTCGCTCCATAATGAGAAGACGTTAGGTTAAAAGCCTAGTCGCCAGTTGCTTATTTTAATTGATGCGTATGCGGTATAACTTGACCCATCTGTGGCTTAACTAGAACATCGGCACAAATTGCATGGTAAGGACTTTTTGGGTGATAAACTATTCCTGTAATTTTTAATTCGCCACAGTTTTTCAATCTTGCCAATTCATAATCTAGCATTTTATTATTTAATATTTGATTTTGTATTTTCTCTTGTGTAGTAGCTGACTTTAAACAGGCATCTTGATATGCACGCCCTAAAGGTATTGAAAAGGTTGCAGCAATACCAAAATTAATTCCTAGATTATCTTTATTAGCAGAGTAGTTTTCTTGATGATATAAAATTTCTCCAGCATTAGTTAAGTTTCCATTGTCATCAGTTGCCATGTTATATACTGGTGTTTCATATCTTAAATCTTGTGGTCGTTTTTGGTTATATGTAGTGGTTACAAACGGACTAATAGTTAGCATTGAGTTCTGGCAAACAACACCATTTCCAAATTGCGACTCTATAAGATTACCCTGTAACACTTGCACTGCTTGATTGGACACTGATGAACTAGATTGTGCTACTGGAGCCGCAGTCGATGAAGTGTTTGCTAAAACTGGTTGTCCAAAAAGACTTGCTATTACTGGGAAAACACTGTAGTAGTTTCTGTGACGCTTTCGCTTGTTATTTGTCTTGTAACGTCTGTTATTCGGCTTACTGAGGGCTGCTTGTACACCTCTGAAAATTGAAAGGCTGATCCGTTTGTCGTTAGTGAAAAGTTTGCTTTGTTGTCTAAATCTACTTGCTTCCATGTATAGGTTTCACCATTTAAAGTAGTTTGTAAGTCAGTATATTTCGGACTAATGCTACTGTCAGCACTGACCCCAGTTCCTGTAACGCTGTAAGTCGATCCTGAGAACTCAACGGTTTTGATTTGTTCGTTAATATTTGTAGTTGTTCTAGTTGTGGAAAATGAACTGCCCTGCGAAAAATTAGGCACAACAGGGATTGCATACAGTGGGTTAGATACAAATAAAACAAGTAATCCAAACCATTTCATTAATCTAGAATACTCAACTCTGTGACAAATTGACCGATACAAGTTGTACCAGCACCGCCAGCAGTACAAGTATTGGTGTTATTAGATAACACAGTACCAGCTAAAGTTCCAGCAACTCCACCACTGTAGGTGGTTGTCTTTGCTAAGACAGGTAAATCAGGAATTACACCCGCAGAAACGTCAACACCAGAACCGACTGCATATAAAGCATCTCCACCAATAAATGACTCTTGGAAAGAATATGCTGCCCCTGCTGTATTAATGTCGTATGTTCCAGCGTCTAAAGTCGCTGCTGCGGTTGCACTTGCTGGTGCTACTAATTTACCAAAATGATCGTCAGCAGATGCAACTTTAATATTTGAACCCGATACGCTATATGTACTAGCACCACGTTCAGCAATGGTATATGCTCCATCAACTGTAATTTGCGTTGAGCTAGTCATTTTATGCATTAAATCTGCATGGGCTGCTGGCATTAGTAATGCTGCAAGTAATAAAAACTTTTTCATTTTTTGGATGAATTAGGGTCAACAATTTCCGCACCAATGATTTTAATTGGTGTTTCTATTCTAACTGTTTGGTACGATCCTGACTGTGACGCTAGTAACGCTTCTACTTCTTTCTTGTTTAATGGCTTTTCGTCAGGTTTAAAAGTACCATCTCCACGTTTCTTTGCACCTTCTAAACCAAAAGAAGCTAATGCACCTGTTAACAAACTTGCTGGAAAAGTTATATCTTTTGGTTCGTTACTGTAACCAGGTAAAGAAATGTAGTTAAGGGATACTATGAAGCCACTCCAAGCAACAACACTGAGCCTGACGATTACAGATATAAAAGCTAATTGCTCTTCTTTATCAGTAATGTTTTCCTTCAGTTTTTGGAGTGGCCCTTTCTTTTCTTCTGCCATAAATAGTTTTATTAGTCATACTAGACATAATTAAGGATTTAAGCAAATGACAGAAGTACAGGCAGCTTTACTAGGAGCAGCAGCTACCGCATTTGTCATGGTGTTGTCAAACATGAGTAACCGTAGAGAACGTACCATAATAGATATTTACAACAGATTAAACCAGTTATCGCAAGCGGTTAGCAGATTAGAAGGTCAAAACCGATAATATTTGGTATCGTTAGAATACATAACATAAGTAAATGTTGAAAATTTTAAAACCTATACTACTTACATTTCTTTCTTCTTCTGCTTGTAAGGATTTAATTATTAGTCTTTTAAAGGAAATTTGCAAAAAAAGTTCTAATGATCTTGATGATAAAGCTGTTTTATTTTTGGAACAGCAATTATTTCCAAATAGAAAAATTAGCAGTTTACCTAGATAGCACTTGCGTTAAGTGTAAATATAAATTACTTTTGGTATGCCTATGATATGCAAAGCAGTAGGCAACTTAAACCCTTTAGATGGATTCCCCTAAGGGGTTTTTGTATGTCGAGAGATCGCATTACACGCTAGTTCTATACCTGCATTGCAATCTGTAACTGTCATGTCTAATAGAGAAGATGAGAGGGCTGTATAAAACAACCCTGACGCTGCTAACATCATTAGTAAATTTTGCATTAAATACCTTTTGGTGTTGTGTATATTTAGTATTACTTAAGGGTATACCCCTGTCAAGTAATTAAAATATTCACAGGCAACCAATACCTTCATTTTATTAATCTTGCAAACTGTTCTACTGTCATAACAACACGCCAATTACCACCCCTAAATCTAATCATTGTCATTGCATAATCTACACCCGCATTTTTTCTTTGTTGTTCCACTTCTCTAGGTTTTACTAAACATGCTGCTGATTTATTCTGCCAATCTGCAACCTGTATACAAAAATTTGGTATTCCAACTAAATCGCCTTTATCATTATCCTGACCTGCACCAAATCTTCTTTCTACTTTATATTTTGTTTCAGTACTTAATACATCTGCTGCCTCTCTTTCTGCTTTATCACCTTTGTTTTTTTGTGGGTTCATAATAACTCCTTTTGTTTCCTTTTTTGTGCATTTATTGCAAGTTCAATTGTCCTATGTGTACCACACGTATATGATTTATTATTAATAAAAACATTAGCTTTATATTTGCCATCTAAATCTTTATAAATTCCAGAATAACCAGTTTTATTATTTTTATATAAATTTTTGTTATTATTATTTTCTTTTGTTGTAACTTTTCTCAAATTATCAATCCTATTATCTAATGTGTTTTTATTTATATGATCTATATCAAAATCAGTTGGATTATCATTTTTGCATAAATAATAAATTATTCTATGTTCTGCATATTGTTTTCCGTTTACACCAATAAATTTATAAATTAAATTACCGCTTTTATGTAAAGTACCTTTAACTTTATTACCCTTTTTAATCCGGTTATTTATAACATCTATATTCCATATTAAATATCCATCTATATGATATGTAAATTTATTTTGAATAATATCTAAAGATGGTAGTGGTAGTTTATTTTTTTTCATTTTTCTAATTCTTGAATTTTCTTTTTTAGTGCTTCATACTCTACTAAATATTCCTTAGTAGCAAATTCTGATTTATGGTTAAACATATAACGATCACTTAAAGCACCTAATTGATTATGTAGATCATCTATCATTTTTTGTTTCTTATCTTTAAATTCTTTTGTTAATTCGTCTTCTTTTGGGTTCTTAGTCCAATCAGCAACTAAATTAAGCAATTCTTTAACCCTTTTAAATGCCTGTTCTACTCTTTCTGTTGTTTTCATCTCATCGCCCATGTAAAGCCAGTTTCTAATTTTACTGCTATACCTTCTTCTCTTTCCTGTTGTTGTTTGTCTTCAATAGCATTTATCATATCTTTTTTAAATTGATTTGTAGTATCACTATATTCCCACTTTTCTGGTTTACGTTTGCGTGTTGCCTTAACACCATCAATACTAAAAGAACTCATAATAATACCTTCTTGATAATATTTTTCTAATACCATCTTCTTCTCTGTAATTTGTGTTTCAAGTTCTTTTATTTGCAGTTGTGCTACCTTTATCTGCCTTAGTAATTGTTCTGGTTGTACGTTCATAATTAATAAAATCTATATTCTGGATAAAGGTCAGGCTGGTAATCATCAGGTAAATTTACTAACCATTCTAAATACATTTTTGCAGCGTTCATAATTTGTATATCATCAAACTTGGCTAACCATTCCTCTCGGTCAATTTGTTCTAGTTCTTCTTCAAATGACATAATTGTAAATTAATAAAGAACAACAGTTAAACATTAGTATGGGGTATACCCTAAAGTAATGCAACCCTAACTAAAACTTTACTTGTTTATTAAAGTATAAACCTCTTGCCTCCTCATAGTCATACATACATTCTGCTGGATTGTATTCTTGTGTTTTTATCCCATCAGGTGTTATGTAAATAATTCTACAAGTAAATAAAGTTATATCTGGATAGTTTTGATTTAACAAAGATACATATCCACCCATCTGTAAACTATGGTTCTTTTTTTTATAAACTGCTTGCGTTTTAAAATCTGCCAGACATAATACACCAGTATCTTTATGCTGCAATATCACATCACAACTACCTGCAATATCTCTTTTTCTATCTATCATACGTAACTCATTAACGACACATTCCCATGTATTCCACATTCTGTAATTTATAAGATGCTTAACCCATCCTGAAAATTCTTTTGCATATGCTAGTGCTAATGTTTCATCTTTTGTTTCGCACCATATTTGTACAGCCTCATGAATTGTTGTACCTCTAGCTGCTGCCTTTTCCATATTTTTACTAACAAAATCATTAGGTTTAATAACATCACTGATAGATCTTGATACATATTTTTTACGTTTTAAATCGTAGTATTTATGTGGTTCTGGTAAGAACTGTACAAATGGATCTTGTACAAGAATATTTTTAATATTATCCATCTATTACAGGATCAAAAGTTACTTTCCCTGTAATCTTATTTATATATTTTGGTAATTTATGTGTTGGTATAGAAGGTCTTGCACCATATTGTGTTTTTTGTATTCTTTTCCATTTTCCTGTACCAGTTTCTCTTTCATAGCCCATTGCTAAAAACCAACCATCAGGCGGTGTGTCTAAGTCTTGTACTTTTATAAGACCTTTACTAACCATTCTGTTTAGTGTTCTTCTCGCACTACCACCAAATAAAATATCCATTAGATTAAGTTCCCCATATCATCAAACTGTACAACCTTCTGGTTAGGGTGCGTAGCTGTTTGTTCTGGTTCTTTATTAAACCTGTTTATGCGTTGCTGTTGTTCTTCATAGTTACTAAGCTTTAAACCTTTCCAAGTACCTGCAAGAACCCCTGCATCTAACTGATCTTTTAAAACTTGTTCACCATACTTATCTATAAACTTTCTATATTCTGTAATTTGAAGTTTCCAAGCCTGTATCGATTTAGAACCTTTCTTAACTTTCCAGAAGTCTTGTATTAAGTCTTCTAAGTGTATTAAGTCTTCTGGTATTATCTTTTCTTGTTTTTCTTTTTTATTAATTTTTTCTTTTTGTTCTTTTGCTTCTAAACCCTTCTTGTCTAATTCTTTATCTTTATATATATATTGTGCCATATTATTTTCTTCTTTGTATTTCATTAAAATACCTAAAAGTATTAATTCGTTTATAAAAGCCTGTCTTGACAGGTGACTTGGCTGTATTTTTTTTACTTTTTCTGAAACGTTGTCATCTATTCGGGTACGTAATGGGGTCATTTTGGGTACGTAATGGGTTCTAATAGGGTTCAATATAGACCCTTTTTAGCCCATGTCAACAATCAATGTACTAGATATATTGAATTAAAACTTTACGAACACTATATATAATGTTATGTTTAGCACATAAGTCTACTTTGCTATGTCCAGTACATTAGCTGACAAGAATAGACGTACGAAAATGCTTAGAAATGAGTTAGCAGGGATAAATGACCCTTTTGAACTATTGGCAGAAGCATTAGTAGAAAACGAACGATTAAGACAGATTATTAACACCCATGATTGCCATAAGGGTAAACCATAGTTATACTAAGGCAAATATATAAAACAATTTGACAAAAGAAATAACAGCAGCCTTGTGTAAGTTTATGACAGAGGTGGGTACAATCGTAGAAACTGAAACTGCTAAAATTCCTACAAGAAATGGTAGTGGCTTTGAATATAAATATGCTGACTTATCTAAAGTACTTAAGGTTGTTAACCCTGCATTAGCTAATAATGGTTTATTTGTTTCTAACAGTACAAAAGTAGTTGATGGTCAAAATATATTAGTTGTT